ATAGGAATCGGCAGGAATACCAAGTGATTCAGTTATTTTTTTGATTATATTAATACATTCCTTCGCTCTTTCAGTCATAGTTTTATCGTGCATCTTTATAGACTTTCTATATTATTAAGTTTTAGGTCATATCAATAGGATCACCAGGATTTTGTGAGTATTCGGCAACCATTTGTGATTGACGTTGAATTGATACTGGACTACTAAATATATCATCATTTGTATATCCACGACTGCTAGCACCTCTTTGTTGCGTGTATCTTGTTGCTGTACTACTTGTTCTTAGAGCTAGATTGGTTAAATCTAGTGCATTGCGACGTAAGCGTGGAGGAGTGGATAATATTTTTTTAATATCTTCATTCATCTCTTCTAATTGTGCCTTAATACGAATAGCTAATGGTCGCATAGCTGCTTCTGAGCAAGAAATTTTATGAATTGTATTTGTAATAATATTTTTAGCTTTATCAATATCATTTTGCTTAAGTAAAGAACTTGCATTATCAAGTGCAAGTGCTGATAAACACCGCAACTCTTGTTCTATAATATCAATTCGTTCTAGTTCTGGTGTAATTAAAACTTCTTTTGTAGTTATATTTACGTTTGAATTATCTATAAGGCGATATTTTAGTAATATATTACCACCTGTAGGAGGAACACTGAATATAGCCCAAGTTGGCTTATCGGCAATAAGAGAACCTACATCATAGCTAGTATCACCTTGTGTGTAGTTTAACTCTAAGCAAGTCCATGTAGCTGGGAACTCAAAAGTGGCTGATTTTGCGACTTCTCCTTGAAGTGCACCTAGAAGTTCACCTATAGATGCAGGAAGAGCAATTTCATTATCAATGAATGAATATGTTCCAGCAGTACGTTTAGAAAGTCCTCTCATAAAGTCAGCATTGTGTTCATCTCCATAACCTAATGCATATACAGGAACAAATGGCATATATGACTTTAGTAGAGAGTACATGCCTGTAACAGTTGCAATACCCTCATTTACAAAACCATCTGTAAGCACTACAAGAGAATCTGGCATTATTCCATCTGTATATATACTCCCAAGCATTTCTACTCCAGCTTCCATATTAGTACCACCATCAGCAATAAGTCTAATTACAGAAGCTTTAAGGGCTGTTTTTGATGCAACATCTGTAATTGTTACTTTAGAAGCAATGACTGTAGCCTTACTAGAAAATCCTACAATTGAAATTTTATCACCTATAGAAAGTTTATCAATAAGACAACACAGTGTATTTTTAACAGATACAATACGATCACCATCCATTGAACCACTAGTATCTAACACAAGAGCAATATGAATAGGTCTTGTGATAGGTGAATCAGCCAAAATTTTTACACCAAGAATTCCTGGCTCAGTAGAAGTTGGATGAATTGCATAGTTAGCCAATATTTTTACAGACATCTTTGTGTTGTAAAATCTATTTTGTATTATATTTTAATTATTAATTATGATTTCATTTTTTTCATAAAATAATGTTTCATATGGTTTTTCCATATCAGAATGTGATACTTCTCTGTAATCGCGTAATGATAAACCATCTGATTCTATATAATTATTAGATACACATAATTGATACAATACTATAGGTTTATTCAGATTTGTACATTTATGCGGATACATGAAACCAGCTCGTCTCCATAATTTGAATTCTTTATCCCATATCAATTGTGAGGAGCTGACAATCAAATCATTTGGTAGAGTAACAATCCAACTACATTCTTCTTTTATCAAGCCCAATACTATTCCGCCTCCCATGAGTTTATCACCTATATTGATATCGATGATAGATTTTACTGAATTATCGTTATATAAAATAGGTGTTTTAGGATCTAGTCCCAATTCGTATAGATTTGTTGTTTCATTTGGTGTATCAAAAATACCATCATTAAGTAGAATTTCAGCTATTACTTGGGTTTCTATAGCTACAGATTTATCACTAGATTCATCATAGTCACTAAATATAGTATTATTGATTAAAATAAGATGTGTATCAGTATTAAGACATATTAGTTTAGGTATAGATTCTGTATCAATAGCTTCAGGATGATCACCAGCTTTGATCCATGTATTTTTATAAAATGTATAGTGTTCTTTACTAACCAATGTATTATGTAAGTTGACCATACGAGTTTTAGTTCCATCAAATTCAAAAAAGGATGTTACTACAGGTGTTTTGCCATCAATGGATGCTAATGTATCGCCAATTTGTATATCTTTAATTTTTTTAATAGAACCATTTTGTAAAAAAATAGGAGTATCAGGATCAAAACACATATCTTCCATAAATTTAAATAGCTCATTATTTGTAATATTTTTAAAGGCTTGAATTCCAGATTGACCTATACGCATAACAGAAAAAAAAGAAGCATATACTCTACCCATTAAATTTTTGAGTCTTATAAATCCCATGCGTACAGTAAATAGAAGATATTGTATGCGGTCTCTGTAAGAATTCATTAATTTTTCAGTTCCTAAGAGCATATTAGACATTGTAGTTCTAGTAGAATTAGCTGATTTTACTAATGTTTCATTAATTTGAGTAAATTCACCCATCATGCCATACACTGGAACTAGTGACTTACTTGCATGTTTTGTAAAAATATTTTTCATACAATATTCAAAGTTTTCATTTGTATCATAACCAAATAGGAAAGCAAATGGCATAAACATAGGATTACAACGATAAGCAGGCCAATTACCAGAAATTATCGCAATATTTCCACGAAGAAATACATAAATCAGAATAAATACTAAAAATAAAGTGAACAATATTAAATAAAAAGTATTTAATGATAAGTTTTGCTTGTGAACCTCTATAAGATCATCAATATTGTTAGGTGTATCTAAACTATTAGTTAAAAATGCGATTGGTGATGTTGATGTTACAGCAGCTTTCATCCCTATTGATGTTTTAGTAAATATAAGTAATTTATGTACACATTAGTTCCGAAATAAAAATGTAATTAACCGGAAATATGCTTCTGTATAAGGTTTAAAATACAGATATATGTAAATTATATCTGTATTTTAAACATAGATTATACAATATTATTGTTTTATTTTGTTTTCATGTTTTTATTTTATTTTTGTGTTTGTAGTTCTATTCGTCCTTGTTTTCTTATTTCTATTTGCCCTAGTTTTTAGTGTTTTTTTAGAACCACCTTTTGTTTTTGGTGGATAAATTGGTATATTATTTAATTTTGGATTTTTTAAGTTTTTCGTATAATAGTTTTTAGCCCATCCTTCATCCCAATTACTAATAGCTAATAAATTACCCATATACCTCTATATACAAGGCATTAAAATAAGCCGGGACACCTAATACTTTTTAACTTGAATAATAGGACCCTTGTTTTTTTTCCCAGTATTATTGGGATCATAATCTTCGCTACCGTCACCAGGTTCAGAAGGTTTTTGATTCCAGAATTCACTTAATCCTATTCGGAAATTCGGATGTGATTGAGCCTTATACCAAAAAACCTGATCTTCAATCTTATTACTTTTTGCATTATTATCAATAACTATACATTCGTAATTTTCTGTACACTGATCCATAATTTGACTAAATGAGTCAAAATCAGGAAACATACCTGCAAATTGTTCATATAGACGTTTTCTATTTGCCACAATATTTTCACGTAGAATAAATACATAATCAATATTTGTACGTAAATTAGGTGGTATACCCATGCAATATTGCATAGCTACTATATATAGAATTTTCCAATGTCTTCCATTCATAAATAGGCTGCGAATATACTTATCACGTGTCCATGAACTATCATATAAACAATCATCCATAATCATGAACGTACGCGGGTCAACTGAAGTTGTACCTCTTGTTTGTATGTCTTTTTGTATTTTAAGAGCCAAAGTTTTTTGTTTGGATAATGAGTGGATTAAATTCTTCATGTATAAATAGGGGGGGAATAATAGAACCATAAAAAGAATTAGCAGATTCTGTTCCACTAATAACAGTACCAATGGGTATAGATTGGTGATGAAACAGAAGATCGCGAATTAAGAAAGATTTACCAGTATCTCTTTTACCAATAAATACAACAACTTTGTCATCTTTAATTTTGCTCATATCAAATTTGCGTAAAGATAGATTCATGACACGTCGCCCGGGTACACCCCCTCCTGTGTGGATAGGATCAATAGTATTTGTGGATTGACTGGACATGCTTAATTCTATGAATGAAACTGATAATTGAACACTTACGCAATAGTGCGTAATCTATTTCATTCAGGTTTCCGGTATAAAAACAGCAATGCAACCTTTCATTAAGAAGCGACATTTAAAAAAAGGTCAAAAAAAGGAAATAAGAAAAGTAGCTTATAAGCCTATACATAGGATAGAGGTTCTGCCCCGGGAACTACTACCTCTAGTAGGTAAAAAATCTTTGAAAACATCAATAGATAATTCTCTTTCTGAATTTAGAAATACTCAAGAAATATTGCCTAGTTTATCCTTTGTAACAAATAATTCTTCGTATAATCTTCAATCACCTTTAGAATTTTTTACTATTTCAGGCGAACAAGGAGGTTTTTTTATTGATGTAAATGGAAAGTTTAGAGATATTTCAGGTGTCTTTGCTATCCCTATGTTTGTAAAACGTATTCATTTAGTGGACCCTATTTCAACAATGGAAGGATTATATAATCTTCCTACGGATGGTGCGTTACCACAAATGAAAGAATATTGGGTAAATACATTAACTAAAATTCATGATAAATATAATGAAGCATATGTGGATACATTATGTGCTGCAACTGTATCAAGGTTAGTTGAAACTGATACATCGCCACATTGGTGTAGATTTTATGGTTCATTTAATGGACGTGTAGACTCTTATTTATATAATATTACTGGTGAAATATCAAGTTTAAAACATAAATTATGGTTTAAAAGAAATAAAAGAGCAGGTAAATTTAAAGTTAAAGTTATAGGAGATGATGTAGAACAAAAACCTTTAGTAGAGATAGTAGAAGAAGGTGGCGATATAGAATATGATATTTTAGAGAATGATCTGAAAGATATACCAAGTGATAATAATTGTAGTGACAGTTGTGATTGTTCTTCACAAACTCTTTCTACAGATGATGATGCACCTATAGAAATATTAGAAGAGAGACCTGTTCGAATAGTAAAAATAGAGGAGGATATTATAAATGCTTTAGAATCAGAATCTGTATCAGGAACGGATTTAGAATCAGAATCAGAATCGGATTTAGAATCAGAATCGGATTTAGAATCAGAATCAGATTTAGAATCAGAATCGGATTTAGAATCAGAATCGGATTTAGAATCAGAATCGGATTTAGAATCAGAATCAGAAATTGGAAAAAAAAGTGGGTTATCTTATATTTATTCAAATGATAATACCAATAATACGGCTGAATTTTTTGCTGAGTTTTCAGATTTTCCAGTTCAAGTTACATTGATGGAACGTTGTACAAATACAATGGATTCACTTTTGGATATGATTGATGAATCAAACAATCCAGAAATAGAAAAAACAAAAGATATACACTGGTCAGCATGGATTTATCAGGTTATTGCTGCCTTAACAGTAGCACAATACTACTATGGATTTGTACACAATGACTTACATACTAATAATATTATGTGGTCAGAAACTACTGATGAATATTTATATTATAAACTTACTGGATTAAAGGATGAAAAATATTTTAGGGTACCCACTTTTGGTAAAATAATGAAAATTATTGATTTTGGTAGAGCAACATTTTTATTGAAGGATAGAAATGACCTTATTATTACAGATTCATTTGCTGATGGCAATGATGCGGCTGGTCAATACAACTGTCCTCCTTATTATGATTCAAGTGAACCAAAAATATTTCCAAATCCATCTTTTGATTTATGTAGAATGGCTGTGTCTATGTTTGATGCATTATATCATGTTCAACCTCCACTAGAAGATGTACCAGAAAAACTTTCAGAGGAGGATGGTAGAGTAACATTTGAAACACAGTCCAAGCTCCACGATTTATTATGGATTTGGTTAACAGATAGCGAAGGAAAAAATATATTAAGAAATCCTGATGATACAGAGAGATTTCCTGATTTTGATTTATATAAACATATTGCTAAATATGCAAATAAATCGATACCCAGAGAACAGGCACAAATAGCATATTTTGAAGCACTATATAAAATAGATAAAAATAATATACCTGCTCAAGCAAAAATATGGAATTTACCAGTTAATTAAGAAAATTTTTATTGTTATTTAGAACAATATATATTGAGACTAACTTAGAAAATAGTCTATAAAATGAAGAATTAACTCTTCATTTATTGTACAGATTTATTTGATAATTGCTAAGATAAACTATCTAAAGATTATCAACACCTTTAAAATTGTAAAAAAAAATTTTAAAGAGTAAAAAT